ACATATTTAATTTATCTAACGCCCTCACTACATCGGTTATTTCTTCAACGGCCCCTTTAAAAAACCTAGATATAGCCCCATCTCCATTATCTAATCTAAAAATAAAAGACTCCCAGGCGGAATCTAATATCTTTAATTTAGAGTCTAAAGACTTTAATTGCTTGTCTGTCAAATCTTTTAAAGCCCCACTATTATTACGTATAGAATCGGCATTAGTGTCTATTATGTCGCTGTTATTAGCTAGTACAACGCCTAACGCTGCTGATTGCTTACCCAATAGATCACTAGCTAGCGATAGTGTTTCTAAATCAGTTGCACCATTTTCGCTACTTTTATTTATCTCTTCTAAAGCATCGTTTAATGTTTTACCTGAGGTCGCTAGTTTTTGTTGGGATGTTCCTAGCAATCTACCCGCTCTTTCTGCTTTTATACCGTTATCGGATAAAATACCAATCAAAGCACCTGTATAGGCTAAATCTTTGTTTAATACTCTAGATATAGGAGCTAGATACTGAAATGAATCGCGCATACGTTGAAAGTCCAACGATGTAGAGGTTCTAATAGTAGCGATTACATCAGCGTACTTTGCTGCTTCATCACTTCCAGCTCCAAATGAGTTAAGCATTTGAACTAAAAACTCCGCAGCCTCGCCACTGGTAGTCTCTAAACCAATAGCTAAATCGTTAACTGGCTTGAGTAAGTCCTTTATTTCATCTTTTGTTTTACCCAATGTTACGAGGTTTTCCGCTAATTCTGCTACCTCATTACTCGTTTTAATAGAAGCTCCAGCAACTTTAATGATTTCGCTTTCAAGGTCTGCGACATCCTTACGAGATACACGCATGATACCAGAGATATTCTGCATAGCTTTGTCAAATTCTCTTACTCTTTTAAATGTGTCTCTTATTGCATTTGCAAAAAGGTAAACGCCGCTTACTAAACCAAAAGCACCCATTAAGCTTCTTAACGAACGCCCCATGCTTGCAAAACCTTTAGAATAATTACCTACGTTTCTTTGAAACTGACCAGCACTAGCGTCTACTCTTTTTAAAGTAGAATCTAAAGAATTTACTTGTTTAGCTAATCTTTGCGCGTTCTTACTTGCTAAACCTTCGGAAGATGCAACGTCTTTATATTCCCTTCTTAGCCTTGCTAGTTTAGCGGTCAAATTGCCATAAGCCCCAACTAGTTTACTATTTTCTTGAACGGATTGTTTAGTTTTTAAGTTAGTTATTCTTAACTCTTCACGCTTTCTAGCTAATTCAATAACTATTTTATTTTCGCTAATCGCTAGTTTTTCATTTGTTGTGGATAATAGTCTTGAGGCTTTCTCTAGTTCTGTTAAACCTTGCTTAGCAGCCTTTGCAGTACCTTGCTTTGGTAGTCCAAAAGGATTACCTCCACTTTGTTTGGTAAGGGCGTATAGTTCGTTAAAGGTCTTAATTAGTCCCTCTAACTCAATCTTAAGCTTTCCTACTTCGTCAAAGGCTTTTTTGCCTACAACTACATCAATTTTATCGTTTGCCATTGCTTTCTTTTGTTGCGTGTTTACTTAAAATTACAAATTCTTTAACGCTCGTCTCTTTAGGATCGAGTTTATATTTTGCATCTGTTATCTTACCTATAAGGTAAATTTGCTCGTAGACGTCTTGTGTTTCGTCGTTACTTGGTGTTAACTGTTTTAATTCTAATTCCTTTAGACTTATTTTCGTCTTCATCGACTGTATTTGCCTGTTAATTCTGTCTAATTCCTCAACCGTTCTACCTTTTAAAAGTACATTATCACTTTTAAGGTTATCTATAATTTCTTTTTCTACCTCTTTACTAACTTCTGAATGAAAATATATCTTACATCCTATAGTAACTCTTTGAAGTCTTAGGCTCAACTTGCCTATTTCAAGCCTTAAACGCCATAAGATCATATCATTTGCGCTATTGGTAAGCTCTTGATACTCTTCTATTATATTATCCCATGTTTCGTTTAAATCTGGTACATTTTCAGCGTGCTTATCTTTGAGTAAGTAGGTCAAATCTTGCGTCTCCATTACTTTGTAAAAAGACCAAATACTTAAAGTCTCACAGTCTGTGTTTGCTATTTTAGAGAGTTCATAACCCATTTTCTTATCCTTGGTAGTATCCATTCGTAATTTACTTTATGTGCATTTTCTTTGGTTAATCCTATCATTTTTAAAGCCTCTACTGGGTTCTTATCAAAAAAAGGATGGCTTGGGTCGCGTGTAAAAAAATCAATGCTGTTATTTTCAAAAACCGCGTCTATTGATCTAAATAAATTACCGCTTGCGTACAGATTAAAAGGGCTTCCAGCTCTCTTAGGGTAACCTTTACCACTCATTCCAGCCGTTAATCCTTGCGTTACTGGCGAATAAGTACCTATAATGTCTCCATAAGTATCTATTCCATGAAATAATTGATCTTCGGTGTTTAATTCAACAATCGCTTTTCCTAATTCGCTAACTATTTTATCAATCTGATCAGGTAAAAATCTATGGATAAAGCTTATTTTATCGTAAAATTCTCTTATCGTTCCCATATTGGTATTAAAAAACCCTACCTAACATTAATTAGATAGGGTTTTTATTATAGATTAAATTCTATTATGCTACAACTACTACAGTAGCTTTATTTGACTTAAACAAAACACCTTCAGTGTCTTCAAAAACCCCAGTGATTTGTGCGCTTACACTTTGACCAGCCGTTACGGCTCCTAAAGTAATTTCTAAGCCTCCTGTAGCGTTTACCGTTACGGCTGTCGCTGTTGGTCCTCCTATTGTAAAGTCAGCTAAATCTAGCTCAGTAGAGGTTAACGTTCCGTCGTATTTGCTCACAATCTTACCGATAACAGTAGTCGCTCCGTCTGCTGGTGCTACTAAAGAAATCTGTAATTGATTTACACCGTTTAGCTCTAGTAAACTGAAATCGATTTCGTCTGAGTTGATAAAAGTCTTACCGTTATCCATTTGCTCACGATTTGTAAACTGAAATTCAACACCTGTTTTTGTGGTAGTTGCTCCACTTGCAAAGTCGATCATCATTGCGTTAACCATACCAGCGGAAAAGCCTGTGCGCTTTCCTGATTTAGAGGTTGCAAATAGTGCGTTACCTGAGCTGTCTATTAAAACTACATCGTAAGCATTTTGACTGTTAAGACTGGATAATGCGGTGTCGAATAAAAGACCATTTACATATTTGAACATAAAACCATAAAGACCTTTAGTCGCCACGGCAGTAACACCACCTGAACTCGTTTCTTTTTGATCATCTGCATTTTGTATTTCTACGCTAAAAGGATTACTCGCCACCTTTAGTTTCCCAGCTACTTGTAAAGCTCTTAAGCTTGCTAAAGTAAAATCTGACGGTAATTCTGTACCGCGATTTAAAAACAACGTAGCACCTCCCGCCATGTCGTTAAAATTAAACTTGCAGTGTGCAAGACCTAAGCCTTGAGCGTCTGAAACACCACAATTTAAAAGGTTTGAAATTACTGATAAATTTGCCATTATTTAATTATTTTATTTGATTTGTAAAATTGAACACCATTCGCTTCTAAGCCAATCTTTTGACCTATTTTAAATCCAAATCCCTCACGTATTACCGTGTACAAACTTGTTTTTACTTTTGGTGTTGCTACCTCTGTAGACTCTTCGACTATCTTACTAGCCTGTTTTTTTCTTGCCATCTTTTTAATTTTAGCAGTTATTCATAAAAGTTGCATCTATCGAGACCCTAACAGCATCCCATAAATCAACTACTTCATCATTCGGTGATGTTATAGCGTAGTTTGGAAAATCATTAAACGTAAACTCGCTTTTGTTTATAGTTATATTCCTACTCTTATTAAGAGCTTGTAGAAATACTTCCATAAAAGGATAAAGGACAGGTTTAAAAGTACTTTCCATTCTATCGGGATTCAATAAGTCGGTGTCATTCTTTGTGAAATTAATAGCAAGAATAAAGTCGCACGTTTGTGATACTTCGTTTACTCTATTAGTTTTCTGACTTGGAATTTGCCAAATTAAAGGATAGGATTTATTTTTGTAAATAGTTAGATATTTGTTAAGCTCGTTTTTGTCTCCCCAACCGTAAACAGGTTTTTGTGTTCTATTATCAAATAGATTCACAGCTATCATTTTGGCTACTTCGACTTTAATTATGTCTTCAACAATTATCATATACCCATCTTATTTTCATCTTGATAGATCAACTTGTTTATATCTGTGTATGTACCTACATTTGTTTGCTCGTAGTGGTCGATATACGTTAGTAAGTCAACGTAAGCCCCTGAGTTATTACTTCTAAAATAATCTGTAATAGTTCCATAAGATGTATGAAACACCCTTGGAAAATTAATATTATATTTGTTGTAACATTCAAGGTCTCCCTGATATTGATCAATAAATAAATTCCATTGATCAATGTACAAAGGAGTAACAGTCACTAACTCACTTGCTTCCGTTTTAAGCTTACTAACCCCTCTTATAAGGTAAGAATACAGATCGTCGGATAGATACTGACAGAAAATGTACTTAACTATTAAGCCTTGCGCATCTGCTAATCCTTTCCACTCTTTTTCCTTACCTTCATAGGTGTATGTCTCGCCATTTACTAGCTTTTGTAACCATACTGGCGCACCTTCGTCAAGCACGCCGTCTGTATAGTTATCTACAATTGTAGCCCATAAACTAGGCTTTAAAGCGTTAGTAATCAGCACGCGCTCATGATAAGATATAACATCGTCCAACGTCGATTCTGTTTGTATTACGTTTGGATTACGAGTCGTTATATTATTATCTGGGATGTTATTAACACCGCTTTTAAAGAATGTGCTGTTTACTATCATTTACTTTTTCTTTGCTAGTTTTGATAGACCCTTCTTAATCGCTTCTAGCTCCTGAGTGAACACCCTTACAGTGCGTCCATCAATTACAATTTCACTTGTATTTTGCTTGAAAAATCCTTCTGGAACTACTTTTTTTACTTCTTCTTTACTTGACATCTGTTTGTATTTTAAGATTAATTATGCTGTTTCTAAAGCCGCTCTAGCTGCTGAGAAAGTACCTTTTACAATAGCACCAAAATAGTTATTTGGTATATATGCTGTGGCTCTACCTTCACACAAAGCGGTTAAAAGATTCTTTTCAAAATCATCTCCAGAATGCCCGTAGTTGATGTTTAAATCTTCACGAACCTTCACTTTATATTTTGATAAATCACCTACTATAAAGTCATCAGCTGTAACGCCGTTGTTCTCAACTATTCTGATACCTTTTATGATAGTACCATCTGACGTAGAGAAAGGAGGCATTATATAATGGTTATCACTTCCTTTCGTTAAGTCCATTGCAGTAACATCGCTAGGATTCATCAGGATGTAAGTAGCATCAAAGTTATTTAAAGAAACTTGATTTAAAGCTACTCTAAGAACATCAAAGTTATTAGCTGATTCTATTGCATTTGCAAGTGATCCCGCCGCAAAAGCTGTCGCGTTTGTCTCTAGTCCACTTAAGTTGTTACCAGTTCCATCACCGCTTAATAATTGTGCATCAAAAAGTAAACCTAATCTTTCTGTTAGTTCGTCCTCTGTATCTGCTACAAAGCCATCAACGTCTTCCATCATTTCCTTAGACATCTTTGCTCGTGCTGTCATTTTCTTAACGGCTGCTGTACGCTCGATGTAATCAAAATCAATCAAAGGCTTAACCGCTCCTTCTGCTGTCATTCCTGGCGCGCCATCTGGTGCAACGCGTTCAACGTAAGTTACAACGGCTGCTGTAGTAGTTGATACATTTACCAATTCAAGTATAAATGGATTGCGTCTTGCTGGCTTACTTCTTTCACCGTCTCTTTCAAAACGTGCAACACGTCCAGTTGTGTTAGTTGATACTAAAATAGTACCAGCCGCTTTAGTAGTTGTAGAAAGTCCAGATCCTTGCTTTTCTCTAATTTCAGAAACTTTTTCTGCTGTCATTAAAGCTTTAAAAGCTGAACCAATACCATCGCGCGCACCTTGCAAATCTCCTTTTCCTTTCATTTCTTGTAGAGTTTCCCCTTGTTTTACTAATTTAGCTACTACGTCATCATACTGAGCTTTTGTAACGCTAACAGGCAAAGCATCAATAGCAGCCTTAACGATAGTAGAAACATCTTCTTTAGATGTCTTTTCAGTGATTTGTGCCTCAACTTCTGAAACTAATTTTGTTTGATACTCGCTATTAAGCTGAGCCATTTTGTCCGCCTCTAGTGCTGCGAACGTTTCATTTGTGTATCCCTTTTCTTTAAGGAACAATTCCCATTTATTCATCTTTATGAATTTAAGTTAATAAAATAATTCTTTGTTCGCAGTGCTTTTGCGGCTGCTTCTTTAATCGCGACAGTGTCTTCAGACGGCTGTCGTTTATTTTCTAACTGTCCAGTTGCGTTGTTTGATCCAAATACAACTAAACTGCTTTCTTTTACATTTTTTGCTTCTTGTACTATAAAGAAGTAATTAATCTCTTCAAACTCTTCTTTGTTTGCTATTTCTTTAATGTAAGTGTCAAAATTTAATTTCTCTAGCTTATCGTTAACGTTATCGCTGTTTAACGCAAGCTCTATCTTTACATATTGCATCCTTACGCTTGCCTCTATCTCATCACCACTATTAAGCCATTCTTTAGCAGCTTCATTAATTACCTTGTCTTTAGGTATTTTATAGATTAAAGCTTGTGTATTACCATCGTAGTCCTTACCTATTGATCTGAAAGGTATTTCCGCAACGATCATTTCGACGTGTTCCTTTCTTGTAATTACCTTATCGATTTCTAGTTTGTGATCTGCTACTAGATAGTTCTTTCCTTGCTGTTCTTGTACTGTTTTACTCCAAATGCCGTTTAAATGTACATCCATATGACTATCTAGTACCTTTGTAGTGTTTACTACGATGTAATAAAAGTCATCATTTAACTTAATATTTTTTAAGGTCTCTAGGTGCTTAGTTACGTTTATTAATTTACTTTTAACGCTTGCACCTTTGTCACATGATTTAAGCGTGTTAGCCATTTTAAAAGATAAAATATCTTCTTTGTTGTCCTTTAGAGCTTTAAACAAATCAATCTTATTATCAAACGTTTTATTTAGTTCTTTACAATTAAACATTTTCTTTCCCTTTTAAAACATCAACACTTAGTTCTTCACTACCTTTTTTAACTGCTAGCTTTTCTTTAAGTGCTTTGATTTCTTCCTTTGTTAGTTTCTTATTCATTTTCCATTAAATTTATGCCTAAGCCCTCAAATAAAGCATTTGTATCTTCAGGAGTCATTCCAGCACCTACAAAGTTTTTATAAGCTGTGGATAGTTTTAAAGCCTTATCGGTCTTTATTGTTTCGATATGTTGCATTGGTGCAAGGTGATCAACTGAATATCTTAACGGTCTTTCATCGTAGCCATCAAAGTGTCCCGACATAGTTCTGCATAGGTCTGATAGTATTGGCTCTATCCCCCCTTGTATTAGTTCAACCTCTGATTCCTTTTTGTTGGTGTATGTTGATCCATCAAATACAGGGATTAAATCCTTAGGAACGTTTAATGCGGTTGCGATTGCCGCTGCTGAAGTCTTTAGTATTTCTTCAATCCCTAAGTCTTTAGCGTTTATATGAAGCGACTTGTAACCAGTCTCTTTATTTAAAAACATTGATCTGTTTTGCCCGTGTTGCATTCCGTATTTGGAATTTGCCCTTTGTATCTTACCTTGATCCTTTTGGTCGAAGTTCTTAGCAACCCCTGGCAGTGTGCTTGCCATAGCCTGATTAAAAAACATTTCTCTACCGTTGGACTTGATAACTATATTCTGAGCCTCAAAGGCTTTTATAACGTTAACCGCTGGCTGTAATACACAATCCAAACGGCTGGGACTGGTAAGTAAGAAATCTTTATTAAGTCCATTTGCTACATCATAAAATCCCATTACATCCCTATAATTAAAGTCTTGGTTAGATGTTGAATTACCTTGATTTCCTTTTTGTATTTCGTA